TAATCGGCCTGCTTGATAGGAAGTCACCCAATAAGGTGATAATGACACAAGCGGGGTGGACATGCAACTTTGGCGGTGGCAAGGTGTCGCTATTTCACGTCAGGGAATAGATATGGCAGTACATTCTTCAGATGCACGGGCGGAGCTGCTTGAAAAAATTACACAAATGTCGGGCGCTGAAGTGATGCAGTTGTTTACCTATTTGTCGTCATTGGAAGGTTCCGGCTCTGTGGCGAGCCAGTCCAATACTTCCGCCGCACGGTCATCTGACATTTCTGCCACGATCTCATAGAGCTGATTCTTTGCGTCACTGAGCGGATTGTCTGCATCTAGGATCGCAGCATTCGACAGACCGATAGAATGACAAAGTTTGTCCAGCGTCTCCTGGCGCATACTGTGGGTTTCGCCCCTGATGAACTTACCCACCGTATTGACGCTAAGACCGCTCTTGAGCGCTACTTGTGACGCATTCAGTCCTTTGAACCCCAGAAGGGCGCGAAGGTTGCGGCGTCTCTTGTCCCACATGTCCATCAGTCGAGTTCGCTCCTGTTAGATTAGAGCAATATGTCACCTTATGGGGTGAAATGAAATATCCCAAAAAGTTAGCTTGCACCGTGCAAGTGGTGTGAATATAACCCTTAAAGGTGAAAAATACCCTTTAGGAGTTTCCGCATGCCGCATACAGGTTCGACACCAGTCGTTCTTTTATCGAATGCCGATGACTTTCGCGAGTGGCTGAAAGTTGTGGCGGATGTTCTTGGAGTGCAGGCGGGCACGATTTCCACTGGTGCCAAGGTCGGGACCAATACGGTTAAGAAGTTCCTAAAACATGAAACAAGAGAGCTGCACTTAACCACGGCTGCACGCATCAAGGATCATGTATTGGCGCGTGCGGCTGGCCTGGGGGTCGATATTCCGCCTTGCCCATTGCCCTCTGCAAACGGGTCAGAGGTGCGCAAATGACGGATCAGGAACCCAGAACATTCGGGCGGTTATCTACGCGGGTTATTGCGGCACCATACTGGCGGGGGCCGTTTGATGGCTTTCGCTGACCTCGACCGGAGCCAGCTTCAAGAGTGTCCGATTTCGGCAGAGGCGTGCCGCGCGCTCTGGTGTGAGGTGCTGAGTGAACAATTTCGCTTGGCGACCGCGCCGCTTGCCTCCGACACGCAGCTAGAGATTGCACGGGCGCGGACATGGTTCGGTGGTCGTGATTTCATGATGGTTTGCAGTTTGATCGGGTTGGATGGCGTCTGGGTGAATACCCAGGTGCAGCCCCGGATCGCTGCCGCAGTCGCGACTGAAGAGGCCGGTGGCAACACTCGCGATCAGCACCCCCGTAGTAGGAGGGGCCACGCATGACTGGACGTCACCGATCCCGCTTTAAGCGCCCGGAGGACTACCCCGCAGAAACGCCCGTAGAGGCCCCAGAGACGGGTTTGGCGCTGTGATGGTCGATCAAGTCAGCCTCGCAAATGCTGTGGCACGGCATTCTGCACCGGAGGATTTCCGGAATTTCGCGCATCAGGAATTGTCGGTGGCCGCGCCTTGGCAAGCGGGCATCTGTTTTCTCCCCGAATGCGGGCGGCGGTTCGAGGCAACGCGGCGTTGGCAAATCTACTGCTGCAAGGAATGCGAGCGCGCGGGAACGGCAGAGTTGCGCAAATGGGGTCACCGATTGGCCCTGTCGGCGCTGACCTGGCGCATGGGCAAGTACGAACAGGAAGATCAAAGCATCTGCAATCTGACCCGCGCAGCGCGTCGGCACGTGACCCATGTGCAGTCGGCGTGGTTGGCAGATCGCAAGGCCCGCGCGGCAGAGGGAGGTCAGAATGGCTTTTGAGCCGATGAGGAGCAACCACGGTCAATCTTGTGAGGGTGAAATGAGTATCAGTACCGCACATCTGCAGCCGGTCGTGACGGACGCAATGCCGGAGTATCCGATTTCCACGGGTGACCGGCTCGATTCCCACTTCTTCCTTCAGTGGAACTTGAAGCGATGGCGGGCCAGCGAGTTCCGGCGGAAAGTGGATCCGGAGGTCGGTTGGTACGGGATGCAGTTGTTCTTCATCGCACAGGATGAGACCCCGGTGGGGACTTTGCCGTGCGATGATGAGCAGCTTGCCTACGAGCTGCGCCTGCCGCTGGAGCGTTGGAGAGCGTTGCTGGATCGCAAGATTACCCCGCTCCACAATTGGCACCGGGTCCGCTGTGACAATGGTGAGGTGCGTCTGGCGCATCCGGTGGTGACGGAAGTTGCGGTCGAGGCGGTGAAGTCCAAGCGCAAAAACCAGAGCAACCAGGCGGGCCGGATGCGGGCCAAGCGCCTGAAGGATCTCGGGAAGATGATGGAAGAGCGTATCGGCGCGGGTCAGCTCCTGCGGAACGGCGGCTTCCTGGAACGCTTCAATGACTGGATCGAGGACAACTACCCCGACACGCAGCGGCGCGAGGCGTTCATTCGATCCGCGCTTGATGAATTCCAGGTGGAATATGCGGGTTGAGATGATGTGGGTGCGTTCTGTGCATTCTGTGACGGTTACAGAATATTCCGGAACGGTTACGGAACTGACCGGAAAAGTCACGGAATATTCCAGAATTATGCCGGGTCTTGCGTTTTTTTGCGCCGCTTCCGTGACCGTCGAAAAGACAAGAAACGAAATCAAAAGAAACGATACTGACGGATTTCCCCACCCTGACCGGGTGGCCCGTTCGGCGTCGCGCAGTTGCTGAGAAAGGGGCAGAGCCATGGAAGGTCAGGAACTGAAGGAAGGAAAGGTTCGGGTGCGGTCGCTTCTGATCGACCCGCTAGAGCGGCGCGGATTGGAGCGGAGACGCGGAGTGCGGCTTGAGGACCATCAGGCGTTTCTCGCCAATCTGGAAGCGCGGCTTGCCTACATGCAGCCGGACAAATTGATGGCCCTGGCAGAGGTGGTCGAGCGTCATGCGACTGGCAAACTGAAAACCCATTGGCCCACCGAGGTCAGCATCATGAATTGGGCGCGCCTGATCCAGGTTCCGCCTGCGAGCGAAAGCAGATTGGTGCGCACCTACATGCAGTCGAATGCAGGGGTGGCCGCGCGGGACGGTGGCCATCTGGTCGAGTTGTTCGGCTACCTCAAGAAGTGGGGCGCGCCGCCAAATGGATACTCGATGTCGGAGATCCGCAAAGAGGCAGACCAGAACCGGAGCAGGCTGTCTGCGATCAAGCGGGCGGTCGCCAATGGTCGCGCCACCGCCTCCGAAATCAGATGGCAGCAAACCTATTTGGAAACCGAGGCGCGCTGCCTCGACATCATCAAAGCAAAAGAGAAGGTGGGCGCATGAGCGTTGTAATTGTCGGGTCGAATGGCGTTGCGCGTTTGCTGGAAGAGGCGGAGCGGGTAGCCATGGTGAAGGCGCGCGGGGTGGTGCCGGATGTCTGTGGTGACAGCATTCCCGAAGCCCCGGCGCGCGGGGCCTTCCGCGTGTTTGAACCGGTGGCGCTGTATCCCGATGGCGCCCGCTATGCTGTGAAGTCGGCGGGTTATCGCGGGCGCAAGGGAATGCGGCTGGCGGACGCCTTCGACAAGATGGAAGGCATGGCGCGCAAGCGGTTGTTTGAACCGCACCAGAAGGCAATCGGTCGGGAATATGCGACGCTCTTCGAAAAGATGGATGCAGCGGGTGTTCGCTGTTCTTCGGTCGAGGCGATGCCGGATCAGTCGTCGGGCGGTCGCGGGGGCGACTACATGGATGCGCTGTTGAGGGATCGGCGGCGGCTGGATCAAATGCAGGATCGTGTCGGGCGTGGCGTTGCTTTGGCGGTGCGGAGGATCAGGCCATCGTCGCGCGGACGGGTTGGTCTGATCACTGATCGCGGGCTGGTGGATCTGGTTTGCCTTCAGGATCTCACGGTGTCCGAAGTGCTGAGAAAATGCGGTTGGGTGGCAGAAGGTAAGCGCGCGCAGGGGGTGCACATCAAATCTCTGCGCAAGGCATTGTTGGCCGCACTTGATCGCATGGCTGGTGTGTCTCGCGTTGGGCGGGTTGCTCCGTTCCACTGTGGTGCTGTTCCTGAAGTCCTCGCGGACCAATGGCACAATCGCCCGAAGAAAGGGGATTGACGAAAATACGACCGACTGCCTATGAATATGCATCATCAACAATTGCGCCCACGGGAAACCGGCGGGCGTTTTTGCATTGTGCATTCCGAAAATCGAGAGGGTTTCCCCATGGCGCGGCTGAAGATCTGCGTGGCATCGGGCTGCGATGAGTTCGCCTTGCCTGGGCTGTCGCATTGCGCGCGGCATGAGGCGGCGCGGCAAGACAAGCTGAAGGCGCGGCGGGCCAAGGCTCAGACCTCGCCAGCAGCAGTGCTGGCTCGTGTGCTCTATGCCGATCCCAAATGGAAAGCGGCGCGCGTTGCTTTCCTGCGCCACCATCCGCTTTGCGCGGACTGCGGAGAGCTTGGCGTGATCGAGGCGGCAACGGATGTCGACCACATCACGCCGCACAAGGGTGATCGGAAACTGTTCTGGGATCGCTCGAACTGGCAGGCGCTTTGTCATCGTTGTCACAGCCGCAAGACTGCGCGCGAGGTGTTTCACGGGTGACCGGGGGGTATCTCAAAACTGAGCGGGATATGTCCCAAACCGGCGGGGATACCTTTATTTTCGTGCGTGCGGAATTGGAGAAAAAAGCCCACCCTTGGACATGGAGGAAACGGGATGAAGGGGAAGAAACCGAACCTGCAAAACGTCGTTCCCATGAAGGGCGACATTCAGAAACCGACCCCGGAAGCCCCGGAGTTTCTGGATGATGAAGCGCGAAAAGTGTGGGACGAGCTTGCACCCGAGCTGGTGCGCAAAGATCGGCTAGAGCCACTCTATGCCTACCAGTTCGCAAGCTATTGCGCCTGTGTTGCCAATTTCATTGCCGCTACGGCCTGCCTCGCGCTGGAGGGTCTCTATTATGAAACCAAGACGCGCAACGGCATCCAGCAGAAGAAGCGAGCGGCCTGGGGCATCCAGCAGGAAGCCATGGCGGGCATGCGGCGGGATTCGGCGCTGTTTGGCCTGTCGCCGGTTGATGCGTCGCGCCTGTCGGCGGAAGGCCAGGGCGATCTCTTCGATGAGGTCATGAAGCAGCTCAATGGAACCGATTGATCACCCGGTCTCGCGCTATGCGACCGGGGTTGTAGAGGGAGACATCATCGCGGGCGATCTGGTGCGGATGGCCTGCGAGCGGCACCTGATGGACCTGGAGACCGGCGCGGATCGTGGCCTTTACTTCGACTGTGAGGCGGCGAGCCGGATCATCCGCTGGGCGGGGATGCTGCAGCACACCACCGGCCCGATGGGTGGCCAGCCGCTGAAGCTGGAGCCGTGGCAGGAGTTCCGGCACGGATCCGTGTTTGGCTGGAAGCAGCAGGAGACGGGCCTGCGTCGGTTCCGCTCGACCTATCACCAGGTGGGCAAAAAGAACGGCAAGACCACCGACACCGGCGTGCCGATGCTGTTCACGCAGCTCTTTGACGGCGAGGCCGCGCCGCAGGGCTACTGCGCCGCCACCACCAAGGATCAGGCGGGGCTGCTGTTCAAGGAAATGAAGCGCATGATCAAGCGCTCACCGTTTCTGGGGCAGATGATGAAGGTCTGGCGCACCTCGATTGAGACGCCGCGCACCGATGGCTCCATCGCCTGCCTGAGCCGCGACGGCGATAGCTCGGACGGGATCAACCCGTCCTTCCTGGCCCGTGATGAAATGCACCGCTGGACCGACCGCGAACTGGCCGACACCATCGTGGAAAGCATGATCGCGCGGGATCAGCCGATTGACTGGGTGATCACCACGGCGGGGCAGGACCGCAATTCGCTCTGCGGCGAGATCCGCGGCTACGCGGAAAGCGTTTTGAGCGGCAAGGTCGAGGATGATAGCTTCTTTGGCTTTGTGGCGGAGCCGTCGCCCGATTGTGATCCCGGCGATCCGCTGGCCTGGGCGATGGGCAATCCAAACCTCGGCGTCAGCAAGAAACAGGAGGCGATGCAGGCCACGCTGCGCTCGGCACTGGCGATTGCGGGCAAGATGCCGAACTTCCGGCGGTTCCACCTCAATCTGTGGACCGAGGGCGCGCAGTCCTGGATCGCCTCGGATGTCTGGGATCAGGGGCTGGCCTCGGCACCGTTTGATCCGGCGATGCTCTATGGGCGCAAGGCCTGGGTGGGGCTGGATCTGTCGAACAAGATCGACACCACCGCCATCGTGGTCGCGGTGCCGGTGGACGGGCTGATCTATCTGATCACCTACACCTTCCTGCCGGCGGGGCCGAAAGGCTTCATCCAGCGGGCGCAGACGGAAAAACGGGAATACGTCGGCTGGCGGGATCAGGGCTGGCTGGAGATCCACAAGGGCGGCACGATTGATGAGGATCAGATCGCTGACCGGTTGGAGTGGATCAGGAAAAAGTTCGACCTGCAGGAGGTCGCCTATGATCCCTGGGGCATGAAGTACCTGGCCGACAAGCTGGACAAGCGGCGCTTTCCGATGGTCGAGCACCGGCAGGGCTATGCCTCGATGTCGAACCCGATGAAGCGGTTCGAGGAAAAGGTGGCGCAGAACAAGATCCGCCACGGTGGCAATCCGGTGCTGGGGTGGCAGGTGGGCAATGTCCACCGGGACGAGGACGCCGCCGAGAATGTGAAACCGAACAAGAAGAAATCCACCGGTCGCATTGATGCGGCGGTGGCGGCGATCATGGCGCTGGGGCGCGCCGAGGTCGGAGAAGAGAAACGCAAGGCGCGCGAGGTCGAAGTGGTATGAAGTTGCTGGGCTTGGAGATCAGCCGCGCCGGGGCGTCTGCGCCTGCGCAGGCGCGGGTTGAGCCGCCGGTGGTGGCTGCGGCAGAGGCGGAGACCTCGGGCACCTCCAACCCGCAGCCATGGATGACCGAAATCGGTTGGGGTGGCGGGCCGAAACTCTCCAGCAAGCTGCCGCGCGTGACGCCCCAGCGCGGCGAGCAGCACGGCACCGTCTTTGCCTGCTGCAACAATATCGCCGGCGATCTGTCGAAGGTGCCGCTGAAGCTGTGGCAGCGCAACGCGGACGGGCAGGAGGTGCGGGTGCGCGATCATCCGGCCAACTATCTGTTGAACGTGGAGGCCTCGCCGGGGGTGCCCGCGAAGGTCATGCGCTTTGCCCTGGTCTATGCCTGGGCGCTGCGCGGCAACGGCTTTGCCTTCGGGCCGCGTGATGGCGGTGGCGAGCTGGAGCTGATCGAGCTGGTGGACCAGGACGGATGCACGCCGCTGAAAGCCGGTCGGGATCGGTTCTATGACTTCACCGATGGGGCCGGGGTGGCGCGCCGGGTTGCCAGCCGGTCGATGGTGCATCTGCGCTATATGGCGCTGGATGGCTGGACGGGCCGGTCGCCTTTGCAGGTGGCGGCGGAGACGGTGGGGCTGGCCTTTGCTGCTCAGGCGTCTGCGGCGCGGTCACTCTCGGGCGCGCATGCCAAGGCGTATATGAAGATGGGCGATTCCTACGAGAATGATGAGGATCGCAGACGCAATGCGCGCCGCCTGAAGGAGCATCTGAGCAATCCAAACTCTGACGGTGTTCCCGTGCTGGGCCCGGATGATGACATCAAGAGCCTCGATCTGACAGCGGCGGATCAGGAGTTGCTGTCGAGCCGCAAGTTCGACCGCGAGCAACTGGCCGCGATCTACCGCATGCCGCCGTCCAAATTGCAGATGTTGGAATTTGGCGTGAAGGCCAACGGCGAGCAGCAGGCCATCGATTACCTGACCGATTGCCTGTTCCACTGGTCCGGCCTGGCAGAGCAGACCATGGCGATGGCGGTGCTGACCCGTAGCGAGCGCGAGGCGGATTTCTTCCTGCGCCATGACTTCGACGCGCTGCTGCAGCCGACCATCAAGGAACGCAACGAGGCCATGAACAAGGCTATCGGCGGGCCGTTCATGACGCCGAACGAGGGGCGCAAGAAGATTGGCCTTGAGCCTGTCGATGGCGGCTCAACGCTGAACCCAGCGCCGAACATGACGCGCGATGACACCCAGCCCAAGAAAGGCAAAGACGAATGAGCGGACCCACAATCGGCGCGCTGTTCCACGGCGCGGATCTTTCAATTCATGAAACCGGGCTGGCGCTGTTGAACCAGCAGATCCCCACCGAGACTGCGGCGTCTGGCGCGACCAGCCAGGCGCTTGGGGATGCCGGCGTGTCCATCGAACGCGGCCAGCGCTTTGCGGTGCATCGCGGCGTGGCCTATGTCCCGGTGCGCGGCGCGCTGACCCCGAATTCCGGCATTCTGGAGCGGTTCCTGGGCTGGTCCAATTACCACGGGGTTGGCGAGACCATGACGGCGCTGACGGCGAGCGATGAGGTGCGCGCGGCGGTGATGATCTTCGACACGCCGGGCGGGTCTGTGCTCGGCGTGCAGTCGGCGGTGGACGCGATCCGGGCTTGCGCGGCGGCAAAGCCGGTGCATGCGCTGGTGCATCCTCTGGCCGCGTCGGCGGGCTATTGGCTGGCCAGCCAATGCAGCGAGATCAGCGCCACCCCCGGCAGCTGGGTTGGCTCGGTCGGCACCATGCTGACGTCCTTTCAGCCGGTGCAACCCGGTGAGGCGGGCAACCAGCTCTATATCCTGACCTCGGAGCATGCCGGGGCCAAGCGCCCGGATCTGTCCACGGATGCGGGGCAGGCCACCGCGCTGGTGCGGCTGAACGAAATGGAGGCCGAATTCCTCGCTGCCGTGGCAGCGGGACGCGGGATTGCTGCCGAGGATCTGCCGGGGCGGATGAGCCGCAGCGACGACATCAAACAAGGCGGTGATGTCTTCTGGGACGGCGATGCCGTGGCGCGTGGTCTGGTCGATCAGATCGAGACGGTGCCGGACTTCATGGCGCGCCTTTCCGGCCTGTACGCGCCGAAGAAATCGGCCTCGTCGCGCGCCTATATGGCCCGCGCTGCCACGGCACGGGCGCAGGCCTCTCTCTGACACTCTCTGACCGGTTTGGTCTGGGGACACCTCGCGCATTCGCGGCGGGGCCAATTGGGCTGCGCGGGTGCAGCCTTTCCATGTGAAAAAGGAGACACGACATGGACATCAACGATCTGCGCCGCATGCTGAAGGCTGCGGCGGACGCCATGGGTGACAAGGCCAAGGCGATTGAAGACCTGGAGGCGCAGGATGATGCCGACGCCGATGCGCTGGCGGCGGCGGTTGCGGCCTTCGAGACCGCCGAGGGCGAGTTCAAGGCGCTGCAGGTCAAGGTGACGCGGGCCGAAGCGGTGGAAGCGGCCAGGGCGGCCACCGCGACCTCCGAACTCGGCGCCACCGGCTCTGCCGCACCGCAGGCCGCGCCCGCGAGTCCGAAAGACCCGGAACATGACGGCATTGAGGTTGGCTTCATGGCGCATGCGCTGATCAATGCACGGGGCGACCGCGACCGGGCGGCGGCGCGGCTGGAGCAGGACGGGCACAGCGCGATTTCGGCGGCGCTGTCCGGTGCGTCCGAGAGCGCCGGTGGCGTGACCCTGCCGCGCCCGCAGGCGCAGCAGGTGATCGCGCTGTTGCGTCCGCGCGTGACGGTGCGGGCCTCGGGGGCGCGTGTCCACGACATGCCCGCCGGCGAGCTGCGCAATGCCCGTCAGGCCACCCCGGCCTCTGCGGCCTATGGGGCAGAAAACGCGGCCATGGTCGAGAGCGAGCCGACCTTTGACAAGGTGGAAGAGAAGTTCCGCAAGCTGACCTCGTTGGTGCCGGTTGGCAATTCCCTGCTGCGCCATTCCAGCGCGTCCATCGCCATGCTGGTGCGCGATGACATCCTCACCGAGATGGGTTTGAAAAATGATCTGGCGTTCCTGCGCTTCGATGGCACCGGCAACCTGCCGAAAGGTCTGCGCCAGTGGGCGTTGGCGGAAAACTGGCAGGACGCCGTAGCGGGGACGGACCCTGCCGTGGTCGAAGCGGCCATCCGCCGGATCAAGAGCCGGGTTGAGGACGCCAACGTGGCGATGGTCTCGCCGGGGTGGATCATGCGGGCCTCGGCCAAGAACTTCCTCGCCAGCCTGCGCTGGCCCAATGGCTTCAAGGTGTTCCCGTCCATCGATGACAGCAACACGCTGCATGGGGCGCCGATCCGCACCACCTCGCAGATCCCCGACAATCTGGGCGCGGGCGGCGATGAGACCGAGATCTATTTTGCGGATTTTGCCGAGATCATGATTGGCGACTCCCTGCAGATCACCTTCGGGTCCAGCACCGAGGCGGCCTATGTGAACCAGTCCGGCGATACCGTGTCGGCCTTCCAGAATGACCTGACCCTGATGCGCGCGATCGCGGAGCACGACATGGCCCCTGCGCATGATGAGGCCATTGCCGGTCTCAATGGCGTCGCCTGGTCGCTCTGATCCCTTCTTTGACCCCCTGATCCCGGCGGTGCGCGCCGGGGTCTTTCCCCTCTCTGACAAGGACTGCTGATATGGCAAAAGTCATCGTTGAATTTCTGAAAACCCATGGCCGCTACGTCAAAGGCGACGTGGCGGGTTTTGATGCCGAGACCATCGCCAAATGGCCGCAGGGCGTGTGCAAACCCCATGACCCGGACGCCGCCAGGAACGTCGTGGCGCTTGAGGTGGATACCGCCGCTGCCCAAAAACTGATCGCCGATGCGCGTGCCGACCTCGAAACCAAGGGGGGCGAGCTGGATGCGCGCGACGCCGACCTGAAGGCGCGCGAAGAGGCGCTTGCGGCACGGGAAGCGGCGCTGGTCGCAGAAGCTGAAAACACGGCCCCCGCGCTGGAGAAAAAGACGGAAAAGCCCGCAAGCGCATCGCCGAAGGAAGGCGCAGGTACACCGCCAAAACAGGGCGCAAAAACGTAAGGAGCGCGATCTATGCGGGTGATCGAAGAGGGGGAAATCCCGGCGGGTGTGACCCTGGAGGACTTCAAGCGGTCGGTGCATATCGCCGCTGAAGATCTGGATGACGATGCTGCTCTGAGCCTTGTTCTGGAAGCGTCGGAATCGGTTGTCGCCACCGCCACCGGTCGCCCGCTGACGCCGCGCTCTGTCGAGTTCATTGTGACCCGTGGGAGCTGGTGCCGGTGGTGGTTCCCGGTGCTGCCGGTGGAAGAGCTGACGGCGCTTGCGATCAGCGACGGTGCGGGTGGCTGGCTGGATCAGCCGCTGGATGGGGCCTGGGTGCAGCAGTCCCATGATGAGCCGCAGCTTGTGCTTGGCTCCGGTTGGGCCGGGCGTGCTGTCGCCGGGGATCTGTTGCGTATTCGGGCGACGGTGGGCGGCGCGGATGTGCCGACGCTTGCCCGATTGCGGCAGGCGATCTTTCTCCTGGCAAAGGAGTGGTTTGAGGCGGGCATCGCCGTGGATGGCGAGCAGCCGCCGCAGCTCTCGTTTGGGGTGCGGCTGTTGATGAAGCAGGCACGCTATCGGCGTCCCTGCGAGGTGGAGTGATGGGCAGGCGTCTGGATCGCGTGGTGACCGTGCTTGCGCGGGTGTCTGAGACCTCGGCCACCGGCAACAAACGGAACACGGGCGAGGTCGAATTGCTGACAGTTCCGGCCAGCTATGAACCGCTTTCAGACAGTGAGCGCTGGCGGGCAGGGGCGGTGGAGCAGAAGGCCGATGCCCGTTTTTTGCTGCGTTATTCCGCGCGCGCTGCGGCGATCACATCCGAGCACTTTCTGCGGATCAATGGGGCGGATTGGGAAATCACCGGGACAAAGGAAATCGGCCGGCGGCGGTGGGTCGAGATCACCGCCCTTAAAAGTCAGTGAGGGGCGACATGGCGGTGAAGATGAGGATCGAAGGCGCGGGCGACATTGAGCGCGCGCTGGCGGATATGGCGCGGGGCACGGCAAAGGGCGTGATGCGCCGCGCGATGAAGAAAAGCCTGAAGCCGGTGGCGGATCTGGCGAGCGGTGTGTCTCCGTTTACTGTTGCCGTGACCAGCAAGCTGACCGCCCGTCAGCGCAAAGAGGCGCGCGGGGATCGTGGGCGCAGCAAGGTGGTGCTCTATGTCGGCCCGGTTGATGCGGTAGGTGACGGCGAGCCGCATGCGCATCTCTATGAATTCGGCACCGGGCCGCGTGTCCAGTCCTCGACGGGTCGGTCGACCGGGGCGATGCCGGCGCGCCCCTTCCTGCGGCCTGCCTGGGATGTCGGGAGAACGGTGATGCTGGCAACGCTGCGGCGTGAGGTCTGGAATGAGATCGAAAAGTCGCTGGAGCGCGCGCGGCGCAAGGCGGCGAGGGTGGCAAAATGAGCATGGAGACGGATCTCTATGCCGTGCTTGTGTCATTGGCGCCGGCTGTTGTCTGGGGCGGGTTTGATGATGCCGAGGGGTTCCCGCGCATCACACTGCAACGGATCTCCAATCTGACCGACTATTCCCTGAAGGGGCGCTCGAACGTGGAGACGGCGCGGGTGCAGGTCAATCTCTACTCGGATGATGCAGACGAGGTAATCGAACTTGCGCCTTTGGTCTCGCAAACACTCACCGACTATCGCGGCGGATCGGTGATCCGCATCAAGGAACTGTCCCGGCGGGACTCCACATCGGAGACCGGCGGCGACGTGATCCGGCTGCAAATGCTGGATGTGCAGGTGCGCTACCGCGCCTGATCTGGCCGGGCAACCGGCACTTAGCAAACAATATGAAAGGACGAGCCATGGCAGAGAATGTCATCGCAGGCGATCTGGCGGACATTGAATGGTCCCCGGATGGAGAAGAAGCGACGTTTGTCGTCATCAAGGGCTGCAAGACGGTGGGTATCCCCGAGGAGAACCCGGAATACCGGGATCGCACCTCGCTGGACAGCCCCGGTCGGTCGCGCGAATGGGGCGTTGGTCTCACGGATACCAGCGAGCTGACGCTCAGCTGTTTTTATTCCGCCGAGCTCTACGAGATGGCCGCCGGCTACAAGGCCTCCGGCAAGCCGGTGTTCTTCCGGGTGAAGCTGCCAGCGATGGAGGGTCAGGCCACCACGGGGGATGTCTTTGCCTACAAGGCCTTCGTGAACCCCTCGGTGCCCTCGGTCGACCATGAGGGCGATCTGATGACCGATCTCAAACTGCGCCCCACCGGGCTCATCAGCTGGACGAAAGGGAGCTAAGGGATGATTGCTGCAGCCACTCTGAAGCAGGGCAAGATCACCCATAAACTGCGCTTCACCACCGGCGCGCTGATGCGCTTTGAAGAGGATAACAACGGCAAGGCCTTTGATGTGCTGCTGGATGATCTGATCCAGGGCAAGGGCGGCGTGCGCCTGCTGGTCTCGGCGCTGTCGGCGGGGCTCGACAATGGCGCCGGGGTTGCGCGCGAGGAGGCGATTGCCCTGGTCGATGTCGCCGGCGGTGCGCGTCAGGTGGTGTCGTTTGTGGGCGACGCCATCGCCAAGGCCTTCCCGCCGCCCTCGGGTGATGCACCTGGCAAGGGGGAGGAGACAGCGGGAAAGGCCAGCCCCCCGGCGGGGGCGTAGACTGGAGCGCGCTTTATGCGTCGTGGTGTGAGCTGGGCTTGCACCACGAAGGCTTTGAGGGGGTCACCTTAAAGGAATACGACCTCATCACCCGTGCGCGGATCCGGGCCAAAGATGCGCAGGTGGAGGCGCGCCGGGTGCTCAATCAAGAGCTTGGCGTGCTGGTCAGTCACGCCTTCCACAATCCCAGGAAGATGCCGGATTTTACCAAAGCTGCGGGCCGCAAGGGCCGGGGCACGACGGACCCTGCGCAGGAGCTGGAACAGCTGCGCGCGGGCCTGATGAACATGCACTTCGAGAGTAAAAAGGGGTCGTAGATGTCGGCAATCATTGGCGCGCTGCGCGGCGTGCTCTCCATGGATTCCGCCGCCTTTGAGACAGGCGCTAAGCGGGCCAAGGCCACCATGGGCACGGTTGAGCGCCGCATGGTGCGGCTGGCCGGGCGGATGGAACAGTCGGGGCGGCGCATGGCGCTTGGCCTGACGGTGCCGATGGCGACCGCGGCCACGGTGGCGGTGCGCTCCAGCCTGCGCATTGTCGATTCCCAGGCCAAGATGGCGCAGTCGCTGGGCACCACCGTCAGCTCGATGCAGGTGCTGGAGCGGGCGGCGGATCTGTCGGGCGTGTCCATGGGCGAGGTGCAGCAGGCGACGATCCAGCTGACCAAACGCCTGAGCCAGGCGGCGGGCGGCACCGGGGCGGCAGCCAAGGCGCTCGACCGGCTGCATCTGAGCGCAGCCGCCCTGCAGGCGCTGCCGCTCGATCAGCGGCTGGAACAGATCCAGGGCGCCCTGGCGGAGTATGTGCCGGAGGCAGAACGCGCCGCGGTGGCGTCAGAGCTGTTTGGCAGTCGCGCGGGTCTGATCTTCACCCGCGTGGATGGCGCGGCGCTGCGCACGGCGGCGCAGGATGTGAACCGCTTTGGCGTGGCGATCTCCGAGGTGGATGCGGATCAGATCGAGCTGACCAATGACGCGCTGTCGCGGATGAGCCTTGCAGGCCGTGGTCTGGCCAATCAGGTGACCGTCGCGCTGGCCCCGGCGTTGCAGGGGCTGAGTGATCGGGCGGCGGATGTTGCGACCTGGTTCAACGGTCTGTCGGATGGCACCAAACGGTTCATTGCCACCAGCGCCTTGATTGTCGGCACGGTGGGGCCTGCGGCACTGGCGCTGGGGCTGGTGCTGAAGGTGGCCGCGCCGCTGGGTGTGGCGATGGCGGGGATGATCTCGACCGTGGCGCTGGCGCCCTTGCGCTTTGCGGCTGCGGCAAAGTCGGCCATTGCGCTGGAAATGGCGCTTGGGGCCACCTCGACCAAGGCGGCGGTGACCAGCCTTGCGATGAAAGGCCTGCAGCGCGGGCTTTTGCTGCTGCGCGGCGCGGTGATTGCCACCGGCATTGGGGCGCTGGTGGTTGGGGCTGGCTATCTGGCGATGAAGTTCCATCAGCTGGTTGTGGCCACCGGCGGCTGGGGCGCGGCGCTGCGCGCTCTCGGCGATCTTGCGGTGGGCGTCTGGGAGGGGATCAAGACCAGCGCGGCTGCGATTGAACCCTCTCTGGCGGCGATCTGGTCGCAGGTGCAGGCAGGCTTTACCCGAATGCTGCAGGATCTGTCGCTGCATTGGGGCAACTTCTTATGGACGCTGGCGCAGGGGATGCGGGATATTCCCGGGCTCTCCGAAGTACAGCAAAGTTTGCGGGATGCCTCAGATCAGGCCATCGACAAGGTGATGGAGCTGGATCTTGCCGCCAGCACGCTGGAGGGGCAGATGATCCGGCTGCGCAAGGAAGCCGCCGGCAAGCTCAAGGATGGGTTCAAGCAGGCCGGGGCGGCGATGGAGCGGTTGTCCGGTCAGATGGACAGCGCCAATTCTGAGCTGGATGCAGGCGATGACAGCGCAGATGCGCTTGCCAGCTCTCTGAACGGTCTCGGCGAGACGCTGGATGACAGATCCGGCGGGGGTGTGGCAGGGGGCCTGTCCAAGACCACCGAGGCGGCAGAGGATCTGGGGCAAGAGATGAGCGGGCCGCTGTCGTCGGCAGTGGATGGCGTGGCGCGCTCCTTTGGTGATTGGATCGCAGGGGGGCTGCGCAACTTCCGCAGTATGTGGGATGGCATCAAGGATGCCGCCAAACGTGGCCTCGCGGATCTTGCTGCCAGCTTTGCCAAGAACCAGATCCGCATCGCCCTGGGGCTGTCGCTCTCGGGTGCAGGCTCAGTGGCCAATGCTGCCGGCTCCGTGCTTGGCGGCGCGGGCGGTGGTGGCGGGCTGCTGTCCGGTCTGCTGGGGCAGGGGGCCAGCGGGCTTTTGGGCGGTGGTGGTCTACTGGGCGGCATTGGCTCGGGGCTTGGCGGGGTTCTGTCCGGTGGCGGGCTGGGGTCGAGCTTTGCCAATCTCGGAGGGCTGTTGAGCGGGGCCTCGGGCGGGTTGGGCGCCATCGGCGCGGCGCTGCCGGCCATCGGCATTGTGCTGGGTGGCGTGGCGCTGCTGTCGAAGGCCTTTGGCCGCAAGTACAAATACTCCGGCATCAAGGGCGCCTTTGGCGAGTCGGGCTTTGAGGGGCGCTCCTTTGATTACTACAAGGGCGGCTGGTTCCGCAGTGACAAGACGAAGTATCGCGCCCTGGATCCGGAGCTGGACCAGGCGCTGGACAGCCAGTTCGGCGCGCTGCGCGATCATGTGGAGGGCATGGGCACATCGCTGGGCCTGTCGCTTGCAACGCTGGAGGGGTTTGAGGGCGCCAGCTTCAAGCTCAAGACCAGCGGCAAGAGCCAGCAGGAGATCCAGACGGCGCTGGCCGGGCAGATGCAGAAGGCCACCGACCAGATGGCGGCGCTGCTGCTGGGCACGGATGAGTTTGCCCGCACCGGCGAGAGCGCCACCGACACGCTGTCGCGCCTGTCGGGCAGCCTGCTGGCGGTGAATGACGCGATGGATCTCCTGGGTCAGGCGGGTTTTGATGTCTCGCTGCAGGGCGCCGATCTGGCCTCGGATCTGGTGGCGGAATTTGGCGGCCAGGACAGGTTCGCCCTGGCGGTCTCGGGCTATTTTGGTGCCTTCTACACCGAGGCGGAGCAGAGCGAGGCGCGGCTGGCGCGGCTGCGGGAAGAGTTCGAGGCGCTGGGGATCAGCATGCCGGCCTCGCGCGCGGCCTTCCGCGAGATCGTCGAAAGCCTGGATCTGACCACGGCGGGCGGCCAGACCTTCTATGCGGAGCTGTTGAAGCTCTCCGCTGCGCTGGGGGATGTGCTGCCGCAGGTGAGCGCCTTCACCGCCGAGATCGCCGGCATTGCCGCGGAGATCGGCGGCGAGATCGGGGTGCAGATCGAGGCGGCGCAGGACATGGCCAGTGCGGCGCAGGCGGCGGCAGAGGAATGGCACCGCACCGCCGAGAGCCTGCGCGGCTTTGTGGCGGATCTGGTCCAGACCGAACTGGGCGCGGCCAGCGCCGATCAGGCCGCGGCGGTGCTGGAGGCGCGGCTGGATCAGGCCTTTGCCGCGGTGCAGGGCGGCGATGCGGCGGCGGCGGCCAGCCTGCCGGATCTGGCCCGCAGCTACCTGCGCCGCGCCCGCGACGAGGCGGGCTCGGAGCTGGCCTATCGCCGCATTGCGGGCGAGGTGCAGGCGCGGCTGGCCTATGCCGCCGGCATTGCCGATCTGGAGGCCGGCAATGACGAGGTGCTGGCGGGGCTCTACCAGCAGCAGATCGAGGTGCTGACCTCGCTGGGCAACTTCCTGCAGCTGGAAAGCCTGACCGGCGATCAGGTGGCGGAGCTGAGCGACGGGGTGCAGGCGCTGGCGGCGGATTGGGACGGCACGGTGGCCAGCTTCGAGACGGCGCTGTCGGCGCTGGAGGGGGCCATCGCGGACGCCGAGGCCTTCAGCTATGACGATCTGGTCGGCGCGCTGGATGTGGCGGTGACGCTGGATGACGGCGCGCCGGCCTGGCTGCGGGACCTGGTGGAACAGGCGGAGACCGGCATCCGCACCACGCTGGACTTCATCATCCGCCGCGATGATCTGAGCGCGGCGGATCGCTGGATCGCCACCCATGCGCTCTCGCAGCATGTGGCGACGCTGGACCTGATCCTGGGCGAGGATCTCGATATCGAGACCCGCCGGCTGGCGCTGAAGACCACGGCGGATCTGCGCCGCACCCTGATGCTGGACCTGGGGCAGGATCTGGACCCGGAGACCCGCGCCCTGGTGCTGACCCGCTCCGCCGACCTGTCGCGCCGCATCAATGTGGCGCTGACCGGTGGCGGCGCCGAGACGGTGGGCAAGCTCAGCGAGATTGCCGGGCTCATCGGCGATGGCGAGGGCACCGGACGCATCACCTTTGGCGGCGGCGTGGTGCTGGAGGCGGATGATGTCTTCTCCGATCTGGCGGATCGCACCGGGCAGCTGCTGGAGCCGATGGCGCAGCTGCGCGGCATGCTAGGCGAGCTGCGCGATGCGGTGGATGCGGATCGCGAGGCGCGCGAACTGCAGCTGCAGCTGGCCGGGCTGCAGGCCCAGGGCAGCGGGCTGGCCGCCGGTCTGGCCGATCACGGCGCGGCCAGCGGGCTGATCTCCCAGATCGAGGCGCTGGAGCGCAAGACCGGGGTGTCGCTGCGCCGCAGCGGCGGGCGCGATGCGGAGCTGCGGCTCGACCCGGACACCGGGCGCATCATCTACAACGCCGATTGGGTCAAATACGGCTCGGGGGCTGATCTGGGCGACTTCAAGGCCGCCTTCTGGGGCGAGGGCGGTCTGGAGGATCAGATCGCCGCCTACAACAGCCAGCAGGCGCAGACCGAGGCGCAGGTGGCGGCGCTGCGGGCGCAGATCCGCGAGCTGGGCGGGGTGCCCGCCTTTGCCCGCGGCGGCGCCCATCAGGGCGGCGCGCGCATCGTCGGCGAGCGCGGCTGGGAGATCGAGCACACCGGCCCCTCGCGCATTCACAGCCATGCGCAGTCGGTGGCGATGCTCGACAACCGGCCCGTGGCCAAGGGGGTGGAAGAGCTGACCCGCCAGGTGGTGGCGCAGGGGCAGGTGGTGCGGATGCTGGTGGATCGCATCGCCGGTCACCTGGAGGGCTGGGACGAGCTGGGCCTGCCGGGGGCGCGGCGCTGATGGACTTCAACATCATCGCGCCGATGGCGATCACCGAGGCCGAACTGGTGGCCTCCAGCATCCCCGAGACGGATCATCCGCAATGGGAGGCAGAGGCCACCTATGGCCGGGGCGCGCGGGTGATCTCCACCGCGACGCATCGGATCTACGAGAGCCTGGGCGACGGCAACGCCGGCCAGGATCCCACCCTGGATGACGGCAGCGCCTGGCTGGACCTGAGCGCCACCACCCGCTGGCGGGCCTTTGATCAGAACCGGTCCAACACCGCCCGGCAGGCGGATCGCATCACCTATTCGGTGGTGCCGACGCAGGATTGCGATGCGATCGCGCTGTTTGGCCTCACCGCCGGCAGCGTGCGGATCGAGGTCTGGGACGGGGCGGTGCGCATCTATGACCAGCGCTTTGCGATGGTGGACACCGGCCATGTGGTCAGCGCCTATACCTGGTTCTTCGGCGGCGTGGTGCATGCCCGCCAGAAGGTGCTGAACGGCTTTCCCGGCTATCTCGGCCACCGGATCGACATCACCATCGAGGCCACCGGCGCGGTGGCGGAGGTGGGTCATATCGTGATGGGGCGCAACAACCTGCTGGGGCGGGTGCTGAACCAGCCGACGGTCCAGTTCGTCAGCCACAGTCGCAAGGGCTATGACGACTTCGGCAACGAGATCCTGGTCCGGCGCGGCTCCACCCGCAAGGTGAGCCTGTCGCTGCTGGTGCCGACCCATCAGGCGCCGCGGGTGATGGACATCGTGGCGCAGGTGGATGGGCTGGCGACGGCCTTCTACCTCTCCGGCGACGGGCCGGGCTACGGCATCGAGGGGCTGGGCTTTGTCGATGACCACAGCCAGCCCATCGATGTGGCCGGCGAGTCGGTCTTTCCCCTCATTCTCAAAACCCTCAAATAGGAGAGTGCCGCAGATGAGCATTCCAAGCTTCTCGGAGTTCCCCGAGATCCCCCAGCGCAGCACGCCGGAGGCGGATTTTGACGCCAAGATGTATGCGCTGTTCCAGCACTTCGCGACCACCCATCGGGCGGAGCTGCTGGCCTTCATCGACTTTCTGGAGCAGAACTCCACCGTCATTGGCGCCGCGCTCAATGGCACCAGCATCGGGCTCACCACGCCGGCGGCGGCGAAGTTCACGGATCTGGAGGTGCTGGGCGCGCCCGGGGTGCTGGCCAGGTTCCGCGATGGCGTTGCCTCCAACTTCCTGGTGCAGACGGCGGGCAACAAGACCACCATCGGCAATGCGGAGGGCAGCTCCCGGCTGGCGCTCATGGCCGGAAATCAGGAGGCTATCGAGTTCGACAGCGCCGGACGCGCCAGTGGTGCTGCGGTGCAGGCGAGTGCCTACGACGCCAGTGAGGGCAAACTGCAGTCAGTTGGGGGCTTTGGTCTCGGTAGCCGCCGTCTGCAAGACACAACATACGTTGTCAGTGACATCGATGATATTACGCTTGCGGTGGGTTTTTACGGTGTCACAGATGGAACCACCGGCGTAAAGCCTAACAACTTTGGCGTCTTGCAGGTCGTCCCGTTGGTGGCGAACTCTGTCGGGACCAATCAAATCACACAGATGTTCTGGCCCTCGTTTGCGAACCCGGAGATGTACTTGCGACACTATCGCGAGGGGGCGGGATGGTCCGATTGGCGTGAGCTATACCATGACGGAGGCTTAACCGGCCCGATTACTGTCGGAGGTGGAAGCAGCAAATTTGGGTATAGAGCGGCAAACGGTTCTGCGGCGATTGAGATCGGCGGGGAGAGGATAGCGGACGGTCCCGCGTATCTCGATCTTGTTGGTGATACTGTGTACTCTGATTATGGTGCCCGCCTTATAAGGAATTCAGGCGAGAACGGCTCAACGGTGTTAAGCTGCCGAGGTTCAGGCGGAGTAACCATTAGCTGTTCGGATGGAGCAAATTTAGTCCTTCGTTCGCATCCGGCACACTCCGCGGTCTTGGATGCTGCCGGTAACTTTCGATCCGGAAACGATAACGCTTCATCGTGCGGTTCAAGCTCATTTCGCTGGTCTCAGATCTACGCCGCAAACGGCACCATCAACACATCCGACGTTCGAACCAAACAGGACATTCAGGACCTGGATGCAGCCGAGCGCCGGGTGGCGGTGGCCGCAAAGGGTCTCCTGAAAAAATACCGGATGCGCGAAGCAGTGGCCGAGAAGGGTGACGACGCCCGCTGGCACTTTGGTATCATTGCACAAGAACTGGCAGCCGCCTTTGAAGATGAGGGATTGGACCCCTGGCGATATGGCGTGTTGTGCTGGGATCAATGGTGGTCGGCCGAGGTGGAGATCCCGGCCGAGACCGCGCCGATCACCGATGAAAACGGCGTGCTCACCGGGGAATTCGAAACCCTTTTGGAAGCCCGCACCGAGCTTCAGACCTTCACCAGCGCCGAAGATGCCCCAGCGGGCGCCACGTATCACGACCGGCAAGGCGTGCGCTATGACGAGCTGTTCGCCTTTATTCTCGCAGCGATCTGAGGGGCAAAAGGATGGCCATGATTGAAAACAGCGATCGCGGGATCACCATGAACAAATCCCTTGCCTGGACCGTGGCCTGCGGGTTGGTCGGGGCAGGGCTCTGGGTCGGCATTCAGGTGGCCACCCTGCGCGGGGAAACCGCCGGTCTCTCCAGGAGCATCAACGCCCTGCGCGCGGACCTGACCGCCTCCGAGGCCCGCCAGGTGACGCTGACC